GCTCGATGAAGTGCCGCCCGGTGTAGGGGCCGGCCTAGTCGGTGATCGGATCGACCTTGATTCCGCGAAATCCGACGGACACTGCGTTGAGGAGGCCAAGCTTGGCGAGGTTGTAGACCGAGTCTACGAAAAGCGCGTGCTCGGAGGGCTCACCCGTGGAAAGCTCCTCGACGGTCGGGAATTTCACGTCGATAATGAGCTGGCGCGCGGCGGTGTCGACGAGGACATTCTCGGCCTTGCCGACAGGAAGCTCGGAATAGTCGTGGCCGTAAAGCACCACGGGATTCTTGAGGTAGTTGTCCAGCTTCCAGCCGGTCGCGGTGACGATGTCGCCGTCCCGGTCAAGGGACTCATCCGAGGCGATGAAGCGGATTATGCGCTCGCCCTGCGTGGCGGCCTTGACGGTCAGCGTTCTGAGTTCATTCATGCCGTTCTCCTTGCTACCTTGTGGGTAACGGCCTTCGTCGTGACGTGGATCGCCCGCGCGAGGTTCCGCTCGAAGTTCTCCACGAAGCGGCGCTTTACGGCGGGGAAGAAAAGGCCAACAACCCGCCGCCAAAGGGGCAGGCGGAACGCGGCGCGCTGTTCGGCTATAGTCCGTTGGGCGATAGGCTCAACGCGCTTCCTTGCGGATTTCAGCTTCTTGGCGCTCATTACTCGCCCCAGGTGGCGAAAGCAAGGGCGGCGCGGACCCAGGTATCGGTCGCCGTGCAGAGATAGACATAGGTTCCATCCTGCGCCCACTGGCCTTTCGTTCCGGTGGAGGTGGCCGTAGCGGGGGCGGCGACGAGGCAAAGCGGATCGGTGAGCGCGGCCTGCTTTGCGGCGAAGATAGCGAAGTCGTCCTTGTCCAAATACCCGTCAGCCAGAGCGGTTGCGGCGGGGAGGGCGTCCTGTTTCTTGTTGAAGGTGTCGAAGTCCTCTTTCTTGAGGTAGCCATCGGCGTCGGCCGTGGCCGGAACTAGCTTCGCGTAGATTTCGGTGAACATCGAATTTATCGCGGCGCGAATCACTGATCCGAGATCGCCATTGTTCAAGGTCGTTTTAGCCATGGTTCAGTCCTTCCAGACGTGGGTATCATCCCAGGCGTCCGTATCGATCCAGAGATACCTGATCCCGGCAAAGCCGAGAGCATCCGTAGAGGCAAGAAGCGAGCGATCCGGCCCGAGCGGAGCGGCGTTCTCTCCGGCGTTCATTACACGCCCCCGAGGTAGAGGATCGCCGAGCCCGAGGCCAGCTGGACCGATGCGAACTTGCCGTATAGTGCGAAGTTGGCGCCGAAGGCGAGGCCGTCCAGCGTCCCTGTTATGGGCGCGGAGGCGTCGGCCACGATCTCCGTCACGACGCTGTCGGCGAGGAATTTTACCACCGCGTAGCACGTCCCGGCGGCTGCCGTATGCTTGGCGGTGTCGGCGATGACTTCCATCCCGGCCTGTCCCATGGACGCCTGGAGGATGTCTGCCTCGTTCACGAGGGTGAGGTCGTTTTTGATCAGCTCGCCATTCGCGGCGGCCTGTCCGTTTTTCATTTGCTACTCCTCGAGCACGGGAAGGACCGTGCATCTACACTGAATTCCGTTCCCCGCGCTTCCTGTTGGAGCGCCGGGGTACATAAGCTCTTCACCATCAACGATGAACGGCTCATCAATCCCCACTACCTGGCCGTTGGCGGCGGCGTGAGCATCGCGGGTTCTGTCGTCCTGCGTGGCAAGCCATTCCTTTTTCGTCACGCCTTCGCCCTTGTAGACCTCGAACTCGCCATAGTTGACCGATGACATTGTCTCCGTTCGCGCGATGGTCTGGGCGCGGCTCTTGCTCATGTTGTCGTAGACGCCGTCCGTGGCTTCCCTGATCCTGGCCGCGATCTTCGACATTGATTCGCCGGACTGGACGCCCTCGGAGACTTCCGCGGCGAGCTTTTCGCGTAAGGCGGTACGCGTCGTGTCGTTGATTTCCTTGGCCTTCATGAGTCCAGCCTGGTCAACCCAGGCATTGAACTTCGGATCATAGAGGCTGAAATCTATCGTCCCGCCCAGCACTTCCTGGGCCAGCTCGAAGCCCTGCTTCATGCTCTTGAGCCATGCGGGGGCGAGGCCGGATTTCACCGCGGCATCGGCCGATTTTCCGAGAACCTTCTGACAGGTTCGCTCAACCGCTCTCGCGAAGTCTCGGGAGTTGCCCAGCTCATCCTTGAAGGTGTCGTGAAAGAGCTTGGCCTGTGCCGTGGCTATCTTTTCGACGGCGCGGGAAAAGAGCCCTTCGCCGGCAGTGGCCGAGGCGTCGAAGGTCTTCCAGATAGCCGCTTTCTGCTCGATGCTGAATCGGCCTTTGGCCGCTTTCGTGATGGAGAACTCGATTGTTTTGGCGGGCGGCTCAATGGGCGTGGCCTCAGGCGGCGCGGCCTCGGGCGCCGGCTTCTCTCCGGGCTTCATTTCGGTAAGCGAGAAGGGCACGACGTAGACGTTGTCCTTCGCCTCATCCACCGGGTAGCCCATGGCCTTGCGCCACTCCGCGCGGGTCAGCATCCCGCGGCTCGCGCCTTCGTTCACCTTCGTGAGCTTGAAAGCCTCGTCCTGCGGTACGGTGTTTTTATGGCGGTAGACAATGCGGTCGTCATAATCGGCCGCGATGAGCTGGCGCGTGATCGTCGCATCAAGGGAGGAGAGTTCGGGAGTCAGGACGGATTTCGTGAAAAGATAATAGGCGGCGTCGATCGTCGCCCTGTTGGAGTTTTCGAGGATTCCCGCGATCTCGGGCGGAAGCTGCTCATGCTGGTTCGCCATGTCGCGGAGGAACTTCCGGGACTCAACGAAGTCCATTTCGCGGGCGGAGTCCGCCAGCTTCTCAACCTTGGCCCCCTCCCAGGTCAGGAACGCGGGAGCGCGGGCTTTCAGGAAGCCGCCGACGCGCTGCAGCCATGAAGTTTTAAGCTGCTCCACTTCCTCGGGGCTCGCCCCTGGCGCTGATATGGCGATAGGCGGGGTGGCGTCGTTGTAAAAGTAGTTTTTTGCATACTTCGCGGCGAGCTCGTCCGATTCGTACTCGTCCAGCATGTTCTCGGAGCGCCCGCGACCTCGGCTGTAGGGGTCGGTGACGTTCGGGCTTTTGAACCAGACAATATCCTCAGGCGCGGCCTTGATCGCCTGCCCGCCCGCGACGCCGGAGGGCATGAAAAGGAAATAGGGGCTGCCGTAGCTCGGGGTCTGCAGGCACCACGATTTCGGCATGATGTAGAGCGATTCGATCCTAGAGCCGTTCCTGATTTTCCACCAGTACGCTTCCCCGGTCACGCGCTTGTAGACGTAGGTGAGGTACATGAGGACGGTGCCGTCAATCTCGGGATAGGCGGGGCAAGGGTTGTTCAATAGCTCGATGGCGGGATGATTCTTGATCGGCTGCGCCTCATCGGGAGATTCGTCCCAGGCGGCCTTGTCATAGAGCGCCCAGGGCGTCCCAGCGATATGCTGGGCCTTGATGTCGATGGCGTCCATGCGCGGCGAGGTATGGTAGAGCTCCAAGAGCGAGGCGACATTGCCCTCGGGGGCTTGAGTCCATAGCTTTTGGAGGCCGCCTTTTCGGTCGAACTCGGGGCGGCGGAGGATTGCCATTTACTTTCTGCCCTTCCTGGCTTTCGGGGCCATGGGCTTCGTCTCGGTGACGATGGCGGGCTTCGTTTCGACGATCGCGGGCTTGGCGAACTGCGCATCATGGCAGGCGGTGCATTTCCCGTCGTCGTAATTGAAATGGCGGCCGCATACCGATTTTCCGCACTGGCGGCACTTGAGAACTGAGGGGTATCCGCAAATATAGCAGGCCATAATCATCTCCTAGAGGATCGCAAACGTTTTGCGCTTCGGCTTATAGAAGCACAAAAGCAGGGCGTCGGCCTTGTCGGGCGAGCGTCCGTAGCGTTTCTTGAAGTCGGCCTTCGGCTCGATCTTCTTCCTGTCGTCGGGCGTGTACTTGTACTGGCGCGCCGAAAGCTCGGCCATGAGGTCTGGATCGTCAGGGATGTCGATTTGATCAATAGGCAGAGTGAACCACTGTTCATCCGCGCAGGTGGTATAGAGCTTCTCGTCGGAGGGCTTGCCGCCGTTATGGACGGGCAGGATGTTCCTCGCGCCCATGTCGCGCAGCTTGTCGGTCACGCCGCCGCCCACGCCATCATCATCGACCTTAATACAGATTGAGGGGTTGCGGTCGGCCATGTCCCAAGCAGTCCGGGCGACGAGTTGGGTGTCCGCGCCCTGAAAGGTTTTCTCGGCTACAACCTTAAGTCCGCGGCGCTTGTAGATGACAGAGCGGTCGTCGCCGAACCGCGCCACATCGATGCCAAGCTCCACCACGCCGGATGGGTCGTCGGGCAGCTTGCGCTCCATCGCCTCGCGGATCGCCACGCGGGAAAGGATCGACCGGGCGCCCTGAACTCTAGGCGCTCCGTTCCAGACGTGTTCGGCAAGCTCAGGATCGCGGCGGAAGTCCTCTTCCATTTCGCGCTGCAGCTCTTTCGTCCACCAAGGGTTGTCGGCAAGGCCGGGTTTCAGGTCGATTAGGATAGCGTCCTCGCGGCCAAGCGTTCGGGCAATGATCGGGTCGATCTCCTCGTCCGGGTTCATCGAATACCAAAGCTCGGACCCTTCCTTACGCAAGGTCGGCATGACCACATCGAGGGAATGGGAAGTAACGCTCTGCGCTTCCTCGATCCAGATTATGTCGAAGCCCTCGAGGGATTTGATCTGGTCGGCCCGGAGGTCGGAGATTCCCCGAAAAATAATATGGCTGCCGGTTCTCGGGCAGTCGATGTATTCTTTCGTCACCGTCCATCCTGGATAGCTGAGGCGGTCGATCGTGTCGCGCATGAGCTTCCAAACCGATTCTTCGAGGGTGAGCTGCACCTCGCGCATACAGGCGATATTGACGCGCCGGACGTTGGCGATCTGGATCAAGAGGCTGGCGATGCTCCAGGACTTCGCGCCAGCGCCACGGCCACCACGACAGCCCTTGATGCGCATGGGCTTGCGGAATGCTTCGAGCTTCGGAGAGACGGCCTCGCGCTCAATCTTCTCGCGTAAGACAAGCTCTTCGAGCATGGCGGTTTCACTCCGCATCTTGCTTCGCCCTTAGCTCATCGAGCCGTGCCTGCGCTTCTTCGCGGGAGAGCAGGTATATCCCGAAGGGGCCGCCGTCAGCATTTGAAAGCGATACTTCCTGCTTGTCTTTCCAGTTCTCCTTGTCGCGGTTTTTCAGGATGAAGATGCAGGCGGTAGTGTCAGGAGGCGCGGCCATTTCAAGGTCGACAATCTCGATACGCTCGACCTCGGACAGCTTCTTCCCGTTGTCGGCATAGATTATTTCCTTGACCTTAAAAGCCTGTTGCTGTATCCACCTCGCCCCAGTCGCCCGGTCGAAAATAGCATGGGCCACTTTCGCGTCGGCGGGCTTCTTACCCTTTTTTATTGACTCCGAAAATTCCGGGTATGTGTTCTTCCAGACGTTGAGCGTGGATACGGATATGCCGAGATAAGCAGCCAGTTCTTTCTCGTTGGCCCCTAAAAGGCAATATTCATAGGCTTGATTATTAAGTTCAGGGGAATACTTAGGCTTTCGGCCTGCTCTTGATTGGGGTTCTTGAGGCTGTGATTCTCGAACCTCATCGTCCGCCACATTCTCCCCTTCGAGCCTATCAGGCCCGCCCAAGATTTCCACCATGCAGAAAAAAGAGACCCCTTACAATTCCCGTATACACCTTATTTCGCGCCATTACTACATCATTTTTAAGGATTTTTTACCGGATCGTGCTTTTTTCGGGAAGTCGTGCGGTGGGTTTCGAGGATTTCTTATTGTTTTCAATGTTTTTTTGCAATGCGGCCTCAAGGTCGGCGATAAACTGCGGGATAGCGTTCCTGATAAGCAGTTCGTCAAGGTTCGCTTTTTCTAGGTTCATAGCAACCCCTCTATCTGCTTCCATGGGTTTTCCTCTGCTGGCTTGCCGATCTTTATCACGGCGGGCTTTTCTTCGTGTACCGTAGCCTCAGCACCGAAAAGAACGTGCTGGCCGTCGAAGGATAGAAGCGTCTTGCCGCATGGCCCGTGGCGGTTCTTTGCGACGATAGCGGATACCTGGCGCGGCTCGTCGTTCTTGCCATCCACCTTCTCGGCGGTCGCGTGAAGCATGACAACCCTGTCGGCGTCCTGCTCGATGGCTCCCGAATCCCGCAATACTCCCAGGGTAGGCTAGAAGGGGAGAATGTGGCGGACGATGAGACCAAGAAAGGCTCAAAGGCTGGACAGCCTCCAAAATACAAATCCGCCGAACTTCTCTCCGAAGCAATAAATGCATATTTCGATAGTCTCAAAGACGGCTCGAAACCGCCGACAGTCGCCGGGCTTGCTTACTCTCTTGGGTTCTGCGACAGGCAAAGCCTATACGATCAAGAGAAGCGCGGCTCTAAATATTCTTGCGCTATAAAAAAGGCTCGAATCTTAATCGAATCCTACCACGAGGCGGGGCTTTATGGTAATTCATGCGCCGGCCATATCTTTTGGCTCAAGAACCACGCTGGCTACGTAGACGTTCAAGGCGTCAATCTCGGCGGCTCCATTGTTGACGTGGACTACTCCACCCTCTCCGACAAGCAGAAAGCCGCAATCTGCGCTGCAAACGAAGCTCTCTCTGAGGCTAACCAGTGAAGGCGCTTACCCCTGCCGAGATCCAGGCGCTCGCTGGGCGAATCTCGCTCTACGAGTACATGCGCAACCAGTATCCCCGCTTTTTCACGAAGGACAAGCCACACCTTCGCTCGCTCTGCAACACCCTTCAAGCCTTCGTCGAGGACAAGCTCCTCGATGCCGAGGGCTTGCCTGTCCGAAACCTCAAGCCAGCCTCTGGCGATCTTTTCGCCAGCCTTCAATCCGGCTTCCTCACTCAATGTGGTGGACGGTTCACCAACCCG